TGGTGCTTCTGCGACAACTGGTGTTTCTTCTGTCATAGGATTTTCCTCCTTTGTCATCTTAATTGTCCTAATGCCTTTTGCACTATCAACTAAGAACTTTAATGTTTCAATATTGTCATCTCCTTGCTCAACAAAACCAATGTTAGACATTGATGTATCACAAGTAGGACATGCTTCCTTATCTTCAGGAGACAAGCGAACAATATCATCTTCTTTGCACCAGTAAACTGTGTCAACTACTGCTTTTGCCAAATACCCGCCGAGTTGTCCCTTTTCAATAGAGATAACATTAGCGAATTGGTTAGCAGGATTATCGACAAGCGATAACTCATGCAATTCGTACTCCTTAATTATACGCACTGATTTATCCATATCTGCGTTAAACTCATCATCAAACTTTTTAATGTTTCCGCCAATAGAAAAACCAGTCAAAGTTCCATCAAGAACTTTCTCCCATGTATCTTGTGCACCCTTAGAAACATATGCAGAAACATAAACACCACTGTAAAACTTCTTAGTTTCTGGATCAAAATAGCGATCCTCTTTAAAAGAAACAACCTTACCGACAGCACTGGGTTGATGCATTTCACGAAGGTTGCCACGGAACTTTTTAAAAGCATTCATGCTTGCTTCCGTAGTTACAATGTCATTTTGTTTATCAATATTATCTAGTGTTGCAAAACCTGATACAATACGACGCTCTTGATCAATTTTGCCAATGGGCATGGAAAAGCGAACGCTGTCGCCTTCTGTAACCCAGTGTGCTTTGTTTATAATCATTGCAGTTTATTATATCATTCGTTTATATCACTATGTGGATACTATGTGGACGAACGGCCTTCTCCCTGTGGATTTCTGCCTGATATTGTTGATGAAGAATCTGAATTATTATTTGTTCTTTCAGTGTCTCTTTGACGGTTCCCTGCCAAATCTGCCCTAGCATCGGTGGCCTGCCTTGGACTCATAACAAAAGGAACATCCCCATCAGGTCGCTGTGGAAGATCTAGTTTTTCACGAGCCTCATTAGGTGTCATTACCTGTGTTTTTACATATCGTTCCAAAATCTGAGACTGTGCTATTTCATCTGTAAGGGTTAACTCATTGAACCTTAGTTCAAGAACATCAGTTTTTTCTTTAACAATCTTATTAACCATTTTTTCTAAATATTTTTGGGCTGGTCTGGATACCTGCTCTTTAAAGGTTCTATCCTGTGCAATTGCTGCAGCGATAGCAGCCGAATCAGATCCGCCTAATTTAGAAATAGGAACCTGATGAGCAATCAAAATATCATCACGATTTTGTTTACGATACTCTTTAAATGATCCTTCTTGAATACCGTTTTCAATTGGCTCCATCTTAAATTCAACCTTATTATTTTCTGTATCTCCAGGAAGTGGAATATACAAAGTTCTATGTGATTGAGCCTTTAATCCAGTTTGTAAAAATCTAAACATTTTATCTTCTGCGTCTGCAGATAACTTTGCACCCTTAACTGTAATAACATAGCGTGGAACAGCCTTATTTTCAAAATAGTCTATGTTATATTGAGATGCTAACTGATCTCCAATTAATGATGGCAGTGCAGAAAGAATATCTGGAATGCCATAAAATGTATTAAGTGGAGAATATTGTTTTAAATGAATAATCTCATTAGGGCGTGGATCTGCTGTTACTGGATTTGCATTCCTAGCACCGAAGTTACGGAAATAAACAATCTTGTTTCCAATAATTTGTAGGAAGCCATCTTTTAAACGACGAACACGAACTGTGGTGGCTGGAATATGACCAATGTATCCGATTTCTCCATTTACTTTACGACCAACTTCAAGAAAACCATTACCAGTAGCCTGAAGATCCGTATAAACTTTTTCCATTGTAGTTGTAAATGAATCATCATCATTGAGTCCTTCAAGCCAATCACGAAGCATAATCTTTGCTCGTTCAATTCTATTTCTTGCTCGATCTACTCTGCCCTGATCATCACTCATTTCAAAACTTAACATTGTGCGATCTGTAATATCAAAACGGTATCCAAGACCAACAACATTTTCCACCTTTGCATCAATAGCAGCATGGTTAGCAAAATTTGTATCATAGAAGTTTGCCAATTCATACATGTTGTATGGTGGCGTAATTACATCAAATAGTCCATAGCCATTTCTGTATACCGTGCCAGCATTTAATTGTTTTGATTTAGCATCATCACCCATTGAAACTGCACCAGCAGATTCTAGATATGCTGGACTTTCAGATGCTACCTTGGCAATATTTCTAGCAGTCCTACGACGAAAGTTATTATCTATTCCTGACAAACCCTTAAGGTCATCCCAAGATTTAGAAAAGGGGTCGAGGTTTGCAAAAGCATTTGGCTCTTTGCTTTGTGTATTTAAACTTGCTTGTATATAATCAAAATTCTCAGTCATTGTCAAACGCTTCTCTTCCATACTTATTCAAGGTCTGCTGTGCATCATAGACAGCACCAAGATCATTAACATTTGGAATTAGACCTTGTTTCATTCTATCTTTCATTTCTGAGTATTGCTCTTCAGATACCCTGCTTAGGCCAGGTACAAAAATACATTCGCCATCGCCTTCATCCCCATAATACATAGCGGCCTTCTTGAGTTCTGATATTTTTGAGATATCTCCACGCATTGCTGGAATGTTTAACACGCTACCCTCGCCATCGGTAAACCACTTACCATTGGCTTTTTTGTACACATAAAGACCCCAGGCATAGTTTTTTTCTATTACTTTGCGCCTGACGTTACCAATTTTTGGCAAATTTCCACTACTCATATCCATAAGTATAGCAGATTATACTGGTGTACCGACCTGAATTGTCCAAGTTGTATCGGTATAAACCTTGATTTTATCTGCGTCTACTGTCAAACCTTCCTCATCATCAAAAATAATCTTATTAGTACCTATATATGTTTTATAAACATCGGATGGATTTACACCATATAGTTCTGAGGTTCCAATAATAAGAACACCCTCCCACGTAGATGAGTTAAGCCAGTATTCCCAGTCATAATTTGTTATTCCGTCGGTTATAACCTGCTGCCAAGGTCTTGTGACGGTACTTTGTACCTGCTGTAGATTATTGGCCTGATAATATGCAATATTATTAAATACAAACTGACCATTTAAATTAATAGCACCCAAAAACGAATCAAGATTCAAAGAGTTTGTAAATCCAATACCAAGCACACCCCATTGATTTCTAGTTACTACAGGTTCTCTTACAAGTTTTCCGTTCCAATAATATGAAATGCCATTGAAATCATTTCCAGTTGTTAAACTTTTTGCATATATTCTTGCACGATCCCCAGTTTCACTATCTGCTACAAAATAAAATTTTATAGTATCTGTACGAGATTTTATTTCAAAAAGTTCTACTGGTGTAGAAGGAAATTGCCTGTCATCATATCTCATCCACATTTGTAGTGCGCTAACACGATAGTTGTCTGCCCTGTTATTATTTATAGGAATAGATATTCCCCTATTAACTAGTGGATCATAATCTCCACGAATTTGAATACCAGATGTTCTTGTCATATAAAGATATGGTGTGCTGCCCTTATAAATACTAAATGGATTATTTGATTTATAGTCATAATAAATTCCAGATTTTTTATATGGAAACACATCAACACCAAAACGGGTTCCAACTGGATTAAATGAGTTGTCATTAAATGCCTGAGAAGCAAATTCAAGTCTACGCAAAGTAATTGGTTTTGTTAAAATACCACGAATATTAAAATCAACATGTGAAACTATTGCAAGATCATTAAAGTCAATTCCTGTTTTTGGATAAATAAGTGTATTATCAACAACTTCAAACTTTGTTGTTTGCCAGTTAATAAATTCATCTACATTTATTATTGATCCTTCTCTTGCAGTTCTAGTTGTTGTAAAATTAGATCTTGGTGCATTTGCTCCTTCTTCAATATATTGAAATGTAACATAACTTCTAATAGATGCATCTTCTGTGTCATATTCATAATATTTTTCTGTTTGCCCCACCATTTGTAAATAGTTTTCCCAACCAGTAAACAAATAGTTATCTAACTGTGAATATGTTCTTTGAACTGGAAACTCATAGTCATCTTTTAATTGTTGATATGTCCAAGAACTAGTTGTTGCATTTTCAACTAAATCTGATGGTTTTGGATATCCAATATTAAATTGTAAAAAGTCTAAACCATAATAGTTATTTCCAACCTTATCCTGAATATACTGGCCAAAATATGAAAGCGGTATATAATCTTCCCAATAGCCTGCAACTCCAATATCTAAAAAGTAAGAGTCATAAGCCTCTGTTGGTAATAAAGTATAACTTGCTGTAAATGCAATAAGTGATTCTCCAGATGTTGTAACTGCAAATCCGTTGTTAAAATAATTTTCTGATTCTGATGCATTTAAAGCAGTAGAAAGTCCAAAAGAATAAATATTGCCTTCAAAGGTATTTGATGCTGTGCTATCTCCGCCTACATAAAGTTCTAATCCGTTTCTATTTCCAAAAAATGATGCAACATTTCCACCAAATCTAGAAGTAAGATCTGGAATATTTATACCTACTGCAAATATATCATCAACTGCTATACTAGAATATGTATATAGCGATGTGCTTGCGCCATTATAATAAAGACTATAAACTAGTTCATTGTCATCTTGAACTACCTGGAAATAATTATTATTTGTTTTATTATAAATTTTAAATAGCGTTTGATTTATTGATGTAACATCATCATTACTAAATACACCATATAATGATTTAACTTCTTCATTTAAAACATTAAAGTTTGAAAAGTTAAAATATGAATGTATTGAATTCCAACTTGTTGTTGGTCTAAATGTTATAAATTTATAGTTTCCGGCCTGTATATTTTGATTATCGTCATATAGATCTTGTAAGTTTTCGTTATTTATAAATATTGTTGGTAACTGATAATTTGGAGTTCCAATATATGTACCAGTTGTTATTAAGTTATCAAAAGATCCTTGATTCCAGTTTGCAAAATCTGGATATGTGTAATTAGCAGTGTAATCAGCAAAAGAGTAGTCTATAAAGGTGGAGGTTCCTCCATATGCTGAGTTAATGCCTTCTGGAGATAAAACACCTTGTCCATAAACCCATCTACGCTTTGCTACTGGTATTGGAACCTGATATGAATAAATAGCAACACAATCTATCTCAACTGGATCAACATCTGTATAGGCATAGAATCCTAGCCAATCTTGTTCTTCATTTGAATTATTTAATATTTCTGGAAGAACTAAATCATCTGTTGCAATATTAAGACTTATTACCTCTTCTCCATTTACTAATACCGTTGCATTATTTCTAATAATACGAATATGAATTAGCATTGGCCTATACCACTCACCAACAAAATGAGAACCAAACTGCTTTCCAATTACAAAAGTTAAGAAGCCACTTTCAACATATAAACCATCAGAGGATGCAATAGGTCCAAATATTCTTTTTGGAGTTGTTGCGCTAGAGTTTATTTTTGCCCAAAATTCAATAGTGTATTCTTTATGTCTTCCAGCCTCGTTTAAAAATCCTTTTCCTGGAATAATTAAAGAAGGCTCTCCTCCATTGTTTGGCCCTAAAATGGTAACACCAGATGCACCATAAACCATAGGAATACTTGCATTTCTTGCTACCAAAGAATTATCATTAGTTAAGTAAAAACCATTATTACCACCTAAACCATAAGCCTCTGCCTCAATTCCACTTGTTGCTGAAATTGCAATGCTAGATGTAATACTTATTGTTTCAACACCTAAAGAAGTAGCATTATGATTTTCTGCCCACTGACCTATACTTATTCCATTAACATAAAATGCGGTAGTAGATGTAGACCCACCACCATTAAATGTTGCTTTTATAACTGCCCTTGCAGTTGTATTTTCATTTGGAGTTTCAAACGTTCCAGAAACAAAGCCCCAAGCACCACTTAAATTTGTATCAAAAACTTCTAATCTTTGAACATTTGCTGCTGTAGTTGTGTCTGTATATTCATATCCAATAGAAACAGAATCTAGAACTGCAGTGCTGTCATAAAAATATGATCCAATAGCAAACGTTGCTAAGTCAGAGTTTAAATCATTTAAATTAAATAAATCATCGCTGACGCAAGTTACAGTAAAAGTAGTATTTGCTGGTATTACTAGATCAAGTTTGTTTACAACACTGTCTATAAAAGGCTCAGTCTTTGGTGCACTGGCTTCACTATCAACAGCATTTGTAATAGTCCAACTTGTAAAACTACGTTCTGCCTCCGTTATAAGGCTGATATAGTCTGCCTGATCATCAAGGGCATAAAGTACCGTTGGATGTTCAGCATAGACTTTCTCTGCATATAAATTAGACGGGTTGGACATGTGACTCCTTACCCTCAATTATAGCATTTAGGCTATTTTAATCTCACATGCGTCTGTAGTACAGTAAGCCTCTCCAAGTGCTTCA